GTTACCAAAGATGGTGGAGATAGAAACTCTGATTCCATCACCAAGACCACTTCCGATAGTTGTTGGTGTGAGAATGTCACCGACTTGATAACCTCGTCCACCAGCGTTAATTGTAGCTCCAACGGCAACTCCATTTTCAATAAAGATGTCAGCCGTAGCGTTGACACCATGTCCAGTGACGGCTGTCATAGCCACATTGGTAAAGGTGAAAGGACCTGATGAAGGAGTATATCCAACACCAGCGTTGATGATAGGCATCGGTCCCTGAAGAGCCGAACCACCATAACCTACAAATCTACCAGTAGCTCCAGACTCAGTTTGAGTAATCAGTTGACCATCCAGAAGACCAGAATCAGCAACTGTAGTTCCAAGACCAACTCTGATAGTCTTAGACTCTGCTGTAATTCCGTTTGGAGGAATGACTTCCAAATCTTGTGGAAGTTGTGGGTTGAAGAATTGAACAGAACCAGAAGGTGCATATTCGGCTCTAAACATCTCAAACGTAAGGTCTTCGTACTGAGAAGGTGTCCAAGTAGAAGCGTTCTGTGACTTGAACAGTGAACCCAGAAGTCTCTGTGTAGAAACAAGAATCTGTCCAGCTTCTCTATCTAAAGTAGCAACGTCAGACTCACCAAGTCTAGAAATCCATACCCTGTATTCAGTAGAGTTGGACAGAAGAACAATAGCGTATTCTCTCTGACCATTCAGATAGACAGGAGACTCGAAGGTAAACTTCTGTGGAACACTAGCGTCATTTGATGTAGTAATATCGTCAGGTGCCAGTGAAACTTCAGAGAATGGGAGAATTCTCTGGTTAGGAACACCAAGTTCAACTTCACGAATCTGTAGTGTAACTGGAACATCAAACTCTAGTGGTTTTTCTTGGAAGAAAACATCAACAGAGGTCAAATAGATACCAGTAACATCATCAACGATGAAAGATTGGGCGAGAGGGTCAGTGAACTCACCAGTCAGTCTACCACCATCTCCACCTTGAGTAGTGAACGTTGTACTTGAAGTAGCTGTATCACCAATAGTTCTAGTCTCAACGAAACTATCGTCATGTGTGACTCTAGCGTTTCTCAGTGACAGTGTAACTTCTTGTGTATTGTCTTGGTCACCCTGTGAATAGAAGATGTCCTCAGCTGAAGTGCTGACCAGACCTTCGACTCTACTATCAGTTTCACTACTGGTCAGTCTCAGTACAGATCTACCAGTTTCAAATACAGGTGTACTAGGATCATCAGAACCTGGAACTCTGTATGAACCAATCAAAGTACCAATACGATCTGTGACCAGTCTTACATTGGTTACTGTAGCTTCGGCTCCACTGTTAGCTCCAACCAGTCTCATTCCCGTAGCAATGTGACCCTGGAACTCAGGTGAATTATCAGAAGCTAATGAGAATGTATCAACGTTCAATACAGTTGATGTCTCTGTATATGTGTCAGGGAGAAGATTCTCTCTGTCATATGGATTTCTATCAAATGTATCTCTTGGATTATTGTATGGACCAAACTTGTGGTTAGCTGTTGCGAGTCTGAATACAATAGCTGGTGATATATTATCATCTTCCGATGTTGATACTACACTAGCATCTGTTGGTGAGAACAGTTGTGTATCTGGCATCACACCACCAATGGCTTCACCAACTTCAAATGTACCACTGACCATCTCAACTTCAATAAGTTTGGACAAACAGAACTGTTTGACATCTACATTATCAAAGAATGGATAAACCTCAGTGAAAGGTTTCATGTTCTGAGCTGTAAACTGAATGTTACGAGCTCTCATAAACTGAATGACTTCACGGTTGACGATTCTGTCACCAAGTGATGAAGTATCAATTTGTTCTGTTACAGTTGTTTGTGTACCCTCTCTTCTTTGATTGAGATCAACACCAACTGTGCCAGTAATTGTGGTGTCAGTTGAAGAAGGACCAGATTCTTGAACGTTGAATGTTCCTGGTACGTCTCTGTTCCTGTTAGCACCTCTCATGTCGTTGAACTCAGCTAAAGTTCCTTGACGCCAAGTGCTTGCACCCTCTGTTGTATTCTGACTGCTACTCAAGTCAAATGAGACATTAACACCAGTTGTTTCCCATGCCTTCCAAATAACAGGAGATACACCAGATCTTGATCCATCTGCAGCTGTAGTGATCTCAGCTCTCATTGCCTCAGCAACACCCTGGAAAGAACCTTCCATCAGAACGTCTCTAAGTTCCATTCTATTGACATCAATCCAAACATCAACACTTGGTTCAAAGGAGATATTACCTTGCCAGAAACGTACAAGGAAAGGAGTGACACTCTCAGATCTTGTGGCGAATGGTTGTCTCAACCAAGAAGTTTCAGCAAAGTCAAGGGTAATCATCTGACCACTTCTTCTAATACCTTGACCAAGAACATCAGCAAATCTAGCATCTTGATTGGCTGTGGTAGTTGTACCAATACCAGTCATCGTTGTGTTACCAACATCCAAGTTGACAGCTGTTGTGTAGTGAGAAGGTCTCAGAACACCTTGACCTCTATCGATAGCATTTTTAGCTCCGATTCTGAGATCTTGGGATAATAGAGAACCGAAGTTATCAACAAACAAACCAGATCTAAATCTGTTCAAACCATTAGCGTCAGGGATGAACTGATTGAGAGTTCTTGACTCAAGTTGATTCAATGAGGTGTAATATTCAAGACTCTTAATTCTTTGTTCCAGTTTGGAGATATCAGACATCTGATATCTCTTATGATTGATAAATGTAACCCTCACATCACCCGCACTATAAGTATAGGCTGGAACAGTCATATTAGCGATATTCATCGCATTATTCAGACCCTTTGGTTGAGAGGGAGAATCAGCTGGAGCTCCTTGAATTACCTGGAAAATACCATTCTTGTCCAGATATACCCTGTCAATCCTTGGAAGATAGTAATCATAAGCTACGGTGATTGATTCATCAGAAGCCAAGATATTCTTAGAACTATGTTGACCACCACTAAATGTTCTACCCAAGAATTCAAATGGTGATCTAGTGTTTGAAGTAGCTACTGAGAAACTTGAAACTCTAGGACGAGCGTCAACAAGATCAGTTCCTCTGACACCACCAATTGAGGTAACCTGAGTACCATATTCAAAATCTTTATAAGAATTGGCTACTGTGATATCACCAGTATCTCCAGAACCATAAGAAGCACTCAAACAATAAACTTTCAGTTTATTCTGTGGAGTTTGAACATCCTGTCTTCTTCTAAGTCTAGAATAATCATAATGTGACTTTCTCTGACCAGTCTGGAAGTCAAAGTCTTTAGTTACATTTCTACTATTGATGACAATGTTGGAAGCAACAGCACTTACACCAGACTCTTGGAAGTTGATGACTTCACCAGGTGAGAATGATGTTCTATTCTCATAAATGAAGTTGATCGAAGTATCTGTTTTTCTTGTTACATATATGGCTCTAGCACCACTGATAGAACCAATAATCTCCTCACCAATGATAACATCATTCGTAGTGTTTGTTGGACCATCCATAGAACCAACAGTCATTGATGGTGATTCAGGGTCTGCACCATCAGTTTCCGAATCACCCAAGAAGATACCATAAATTTGGACGGCATCTGGTAAGTTCAGTGAAATGTCTCTATCTTGAACTCTTGTTCCATATGGATAAGTTCCATATTGAAGACCATCATTCAGAGTTGTATTTCCAACACCAGATCCAGGATTTGATGATTTATCAATAACAATTTCAACTACTCTATTTCTCTGTTTGATCTTTGGAGTTACAGAAGATTTACGGAGTGTCGCGATCAATTTGGCTGAACCATTGGTTGCCAAGTTATTAAGTGTAATCTGTATACTTCCAGCGGCAAAGGTAAACTTATCTTCAGACAATGGTATGATATTACCAGCATCATTCACTAAACAGTATCTTTCTTCATCATAAGGTAAGAAGACTTCATTAGCATCTGCATTAATTGAACCAGTAGATCCGTCTGCAACAGTTACCTCAAACTGTCTTCTAATTACCAGATTGGATTGTGTGAGATCAACATTATCAACATTTTTTCTTGGTAATACCGAGAACAGTGACTCATTATCGGCAAGATTTGAATTTCTTGATCTTGGTGCGGGGAATGACTCAACTACTCTCAGATCAGTGATCGTAGTATCTAAGGTTGGTGTACCACCATCAACGAAAGCTGTAACAGTCTCAACACCAACAACTTGAACAGAATTGGTGTTAACTTGAGTTACTTTGAGAAGTGTTGGTAATGTGAGAATTGGATCAGAATATTCAACAAGATTTCCTACAGTAACGATACCTGGGAAGGAAAGTGTTGGATTTGTGATTGTAGAAACACCAGTAGTTACATCACCCTTGGTAATTGAAGCAATACCAATGGTAACCGCTGTCTGTGGGATCAAATCACCAACAAATGTTCCAGATGTTCCAACAATACTGTAAACTGACTGAACATCTGAGATTTCGTGATTGGTAACATCAATAGTTGTTCTTTGATTGGTGGTTTGACCATTGAAAGTCAATATTTCACCAATATTGAAATTACCCTTAAGATCATAGACTGTAAGAGCTGTTCCAGCACTTACATTGTGTCTGATGAAACCCTCAGCTCCACTAGATTCACCTTTCACATGAACAGGAGTGGTGAGATCGATATTTTCATTAATATCGAGCTTAGTGTAGGTCTGAACGTCATATAGGGAGAGATCCCATTGATTTAGTTGTAAATTACTTGTATTGTAACTACCACTCTCTAAAGCAAAGTCATAAACTCTAGCAATACCAATTTCTTCACCATGTTGATCTGTTCTGGCAGATCCAATTCTCTCACTTCTCAAACTGATGGTATTTGTGTTGTCAAAACCTAAAGTTGGAGATCCAGAGACATTATTAAGTCTGAATGATGGTCCAAAACCAAAATTAACGGCTTGACCAGTTATATTACGAGTTGTTCTTGCTTTTGGAACATCTAAGAAGGTTGGTCCAAGGGTTTCAACGGGATATCCTCTTACATATGCTTTACCAGGTCCCACTTTATAGACCAAGAGGTCATCAGAGGGTGTTTTACCACTTGTAGTGGTTTGATTCTGATTATAGATACCTCTATTTCCAAATCCGTTGTTTAAACTCTCTCTGACAGTCGATACGAACTCTTTTACATAGTAATGACCAGATTCATCAAAGGTTCTTGTTGCTAATTCATCTCCAAGGAAGTTATAATCAGTCGCGGTATTGGTTTCTCTTAAAATGCCGTTTTGAACTTCCGCTAATTGGACGAAATTTTGATCATTGAAGTCATCTCTAGCCTTTTTCGCCAAAAATGCAGTAATTTCAAGTCTATCAGCTCCAGGAGCGGTGAAATTAGTGAAATTCTTAGCATTATCATTCAAAGATGGGTCAACATCCGATGAAACTAGAGTTTCAGTGACATTTAGACCAATTCTGTAATTTGGTTTGTTCTCATATTGGTCAAGAATGAGAATTTGGTCCTCAACATCGACGAAAAATCCTCTGAGAAAGTAAACACCGTTACTCAGAGCAAAAGCAGAGCCAACAGCGTTGGCATTATTGGTCAATGTCTTAGCAAAACCCTCTCCAGCGGCAATAAATGTCGTTGCAAAGGTAATATTGTCTCCTGTGAGGAGAACTTCGTTGTCTAACAACGTTTGAGTCGCATTATCGGAGGTAGACGACTCATGATAGTCCAAATAAAGGGTGTAGACACCTCTATCAGACTGTTGATCGGTGATATATGTTACAACTTCGGCTGTTACCCCAGATGTGGCACCAGTGATCTTCTTACCAACTAACTGTTGGACATATAATGATACAGGAACACCTAAAAACTCAGGTTCAATCTGAATAGCATAAAAATTAGGCAGATAAGTCAGCTGACCAGGAATAACCTTAGCCCCTTCTTTAAAGAAGTGGGTTCCCATGTCTTCAACTTGGTTTTGAAGAATGGATTGAAGGTTATTTAACTCCCTAGCCTGGACTGGATACGCTGGCTTGAACAGAACTTTATAATAGTTACTCTGCGGATCAAAGTCGTCAAAATAAGGAGCAACGTTAAGGTTAGTTTCCTGTGGCATGATTTCTTATTAGAATTGCAAGATGATCTTTACGTCTTCTTTCTGGGATGAAGACCTTGTGACAGAAGGTCTGTTGTCAACGTAGATGGTATTTCCAGAATATTTGCTCACTTCTGGTTGTGCAACACCAGAAGTGAAACTTTGACCCAAGTAATATGTCCTATTATTTATTACCGTACTTACACCCGTAAACACAGTATCAATCCCGAGATTGACTGACCCACCTACGATTGTAAGATTACCTCCAGAGAGGGGACTAGAGGTAAATTTATGAGCTTTGAACCCATAAACTGGATCTGAGTTTAGAGTTCCATCAGAATTGAATCCAGCAGTGGTTCTATCTTGCCAATACTTCAAAACTCCAGTATTTTGGTCGTAAGAGACGACTCTACCGACAGCTGTTGAACCCAAACCAACAGTTTGAGTGACATATGAGTCAGCTGTGAAGGTTGCTGAACTATATCCAACCCCAGTAAGTCTCAATGCATAGACTGAACTGGCTTTATCGAGTTCTAAAAGACTAGATGAGTCATATGCTTGTGGATTTTCGACCAATCCGACCCTCGCGAACTGATTTCCAGTGATAAAATCGGGATTTTCGGTGTCATTTTCAAATCTGGCGTATGTCAGAACACTATATGCACCCAATTCACGGTAAATATCGTATCCGTGACCTCCATTTGGAGGAATAATTACGTTAAAAACGGGTTCTGTGGAACCTGTAGGGACTCCACCACCAATAAGATCGACTGTTCCGAAAGTATATCCCGATCCACCAGCCGAAATAGTGACAGAATCGACTTTTGAGTCATTATTTACGACTACAGTAGCCTCTGCACCCTCTCCATCACCAATAATTGGTACTCTTGTGTAGGTAATATTGGCTGTTCCGAGTCCAACACCACGATTTCTTACGGTTACAACCTTAAGTTGACCACTCGTAGAGGCGTTTTGCCTCATAGATGCGTTGTTACTACCGACATCATACCAATCTGAAGGTACTGGAATGTAATCAGTCGAGTCAAATTTGATTGCTTGACTTGGTTTAATGGTATAAAGATATTTCCAGATGTATCCATCACCACTAGAACCAGCAGATCTTGGTTCTAAATCGGTAAATGTGGGTTCATCGAGAGAAGGACCACCCTGAAAATTGTTTTCTACAGTGGCATTATTGTAAAGACAGATATAAACTCTATAATCAGAGTTCATTACATAGTAATTTGACTCATAAATGTCGAAAGAACCCGATGGAAGAGATGGATTATCTCTACTAATATCGTTTCTCCACATATCATAGGTTACACCAGATGACCAGGTGTTCTTCCTGATGACCTGGCTGACATCACTGGAAGAAATCTTCTTCATAGCCAACATCGTATCCCAATAGTCATTCGACTCATTGAGATTATCTTTAGGTGCTGGTGGGTTGGTATCCCAAGTTGACTGATAATTAGTCGCGTTTGGAAGTCCAATGAATGCATAGTAGGAGTTGGAGCTCGATTGAACTCCAACTACAAAGTTCCTAGCATTCAAAATACGAAGTTGATCAGTGATTATCGCTGCCATTTTATTTGGACTTTTTTGTTATTTATTACAGTTTAGGAACCATTATATTTGTATATAATTAATGTACTTCAGAGGATTCTTTCTAGAGAGAACACCAGATGTAGAAACACCAACATATCCATCAGAGAGATAGGATGGGAACTCCTGGGGGTTCGTTCTCGCCTCAAACATAATCTTACCCCAACTGAAGTTACCAGTGGTTGTTGAACCGAAACTGACGGTTCCAAGATCAGTTACGTTGGTTTCAATTCTTCTTACATATGTAGATACACCAGCTACCGTCATCTGAACAGTTGATGCACTTTGTACTTGATATACAGCGTCTGAGAAAGTAGATGCTGTTGATAACGTGTTACCAGCGTTATCTTGAGTGGTCAAAGCAACACCAGCCTGAATGTTGGTGTTGTAAAGTGTAAAGAAATCACCGACATCAAGAGAACTTACTGTAATCGCTGTTCCAACATAAGCTGTTGTTCTCAAGAACGAATCAAACGGAATGAACAGGTCAAATGTCATCTTGTCCTGTGAACCAGACTTAGCTGTTGTGAATCCGATGATAGTTCCATAGTCTCCCTCATAAGAAGATACGTTGATCTCCTCCTTCTTAATTCTTGGTTCTTCAAAGAGAACAGGTGGGACAATAGTTGTAACATAACCAACACCACCATTAGTAACAGTTACTGATGTGACTGTATCTCCTGTGAGAGAAG